CGTTGGGCCGAGGCCGGTGTTGAGGCTGACACCTCAGATAAGGGAGCCCTCCGGGGCTTCTGCTATCCGGACGTTTGTAGACCATCCGGTGATTGTTCCAGTGTTGCCCGCCAGAACGTCCAGTTGTGCTCCCTGCTGGTTTAGAGTGACTAGGAAGCACAAGTATGCAGTGGTCCCAACGTTCGACTCGATGACGGTCAAACTAGAACCATCAGCGGCTCCATAGATCTTGGGGGTCCATGAGGTTACGGACCCTCCTCCGGAGACCACGACTTTGATATGGACCAGGAACGATCCTGAGGTAGCTATGCTGGGGCCATTGTACATCCCTGCGGCATAGTTCCAATCAATTCCTTTGGACCCAGCGGAAATTGACTTAGAAACTGCTGAAAAGTCGCTCTGGTTTCCGTCCAAAACAATGGTGCCACCCGTTCCAGATTCCTCACTTGATGGCTCAGTGAGCTCCACTTCGTATTCAACGTAGATGGAACCCAGATCGGTCGGGGGTGTGGCGAACCCTGAGACTTGGGATATGATCTCGATCTTTCCGACATCCACGAGTGCATTTCCTCGTGAATTTACAGGGAACGGAGCTTGAATTCGGCTCTTCTTTCGTTCGAGATTCAGGGCTGACCCAGGGATGTGGAGGGTGGTTGGCTGATGCACTTGGTTGGCAACTTGGATGGCCATGGCTGAAGCCTCTTGGGCGTTTGCCACGTCGATGTCGCCTGCATCTGGCTCATACAAGATCCAAATCTTGCCGGTTGATGTGGCAGGGACCATGGGGATATAGACCACCTTGATCCACTTGAACCGGTAGAACTCGTACCCACTGGCGAGCCTGCTCAGCCAGGGGAACAATGTCTTGTTACCCGGATTGATGATGTGCGACCAGATGGCGAAAACGTTGTTCTCCGAAGTCACGTCTCCGACCATCTCGCGTTGCGTCACACATATCCCTCCACGAGGTAGAGGTTTATTGATCCTCATCGGCTTGGCAGTCATCGTCTTGTTCACTGCGACGGGAACCATCCCCATCTTCTTCAGTTCTCTCTTGACGGCTGCGTTCACCTCTTCCCTCTTCTGTTTTGGTTTTGGTTTGCTGTTCTGCTTTTGATTTTTCCCTTTCATTTGCGTATTTGCGTGTGTTTGTACACCGGCCTATTCCCCTCCTGTGTGCCTTAAGCACAGGAGGGGGTCACAAGAACTTTATTCCGGATAATCCACATCCCGGAGTCTATCAAACACCGGGTGTGAAATCATCACGGGAAGCCGATCGACCTTCATGATCAACGATTCGGCCTCTTCTATTTGCGCGCGGGATAGTCCGTACCTCCTTTCGATACTTGTGAGAACCGAATCTCTATCACACTCGGTATCTCCAAAGACTTTGTGTTGGTGGCGTTCGGCTATATATGGGTTGTTCATCCACTGAAGCAACCGATCCTCCCTCACCTGGCCGGACAATTGGCGAGCTTTCTTGAGCATTGCTCCGAGGATCGGGTATTGTTCACCCAAATTTTTGACGCACTCCATCACTGCGCGGAACACGAGACTGTGGGCATTGGTGCCCTT